GTGCAAATTACCATCGCCACTGTTAATGACGAAGACTTATTTGGGTATTCATTATCAGGCGGTACTGATGGTAGCGATGCTGCAGATGCTGCAAGTAAGGCAGACGTTGTTACAGCACTTGGTTATTTTGACAATCCGTCAGAAATCGATGTTAATTTAGTATTTGCTGAAACTGACGATGATCCATCAGTTTCTTCGATTGTTGCAGATAAAGTTTTATCACTTTGCGATACAACTCGTAAAGATTGTGTAGGATTTATTTCTCCTGCACCGACTGCAAATGATGTAGATGCTGTATCGGCTGATTTGGACTTCAATAGTTCTTATGTTATCCTTGATAGTTCAGCGGTGTATGTCTATAATAAGTACACCGATTCATATCGTTATATTCCTGCAAACGGCCACATCGCTGGTCTATGTGCAAGGACTGACGACACTAACGATCCTTGGTTCTCACCTGCTGGTTATAACCGTGGAAATTTACTCGGTGTAACTAAACTTAAGTGGAACCCTAACAAGAGCGAAAGAGATGAGTTATACAAAAGTGGTATTAACCCAGTTATTGCAGAGCCTGGACAAGGAATTCTGTTATTCGGTGATAAGACTGCTCAAAGTAAGCCATCTGCGTTCGATAGAATTAACGTTCGTAGACTCTTTATTGTTCTTGAAAAGGCAATTTCCACAGCTTCTAAATTCCAGTTGTTCGAATTGAATGATGAATTCACTCGAGCAATGTTTAGGAATATGACCGAGCCTTTCCTTAGAGATGTTAAAGGTCGTCGTGGTATTACCGACTTCATGGTTGTATGCGACGAAACAAATAACACAGGAGACGTTATCGATACTAATAGATTTGTAGCAGATATTTATATTAAACCTGCACGTTCCATCAACTTCATCACTCTTAACTTTATTGCTACAAGAACAGGTGTTGAATTCTCTGAAATCGTTGGAACTGGCAACTAAACAAAAAATTAAAGAAAGGAAAAATTATGGCTACAGTAGACGATTTAAAAGCAAAATTAGTTGGAGGAGGGGCAAGAGCTAACCTTTTCAAAGCTACTCTCACATTCCCCGGATACGCGGCAGGTGATACTGAACTAGCACAATTCATGTGTAAAGCAGCAGCATTACCCGAAAGCACGGTTGGTGTAATTAGTGTCCCATATCGTGGAAGACAACTAAAGGTTGCTGGTGACCGCACGTTCGAGGCTTGGACTGTGACGATTATTAATGATACCGGATTTGAAATTAGAGACGCAATGGAGCGTTGGCAAAATGGTATTAGTACATACGCGTCAAATTCTGGACTTACAAATCCTAGCGATTATCAAACAGATCTTGGCATTGACCAATTAGATAAACAAGGTAATATTATAAAATCATATGTATTACGCGGGGCATATCCTACAAGTATATCTTCAATCGAATTAAGTAATGATTCGACCGATGCTATTGAAGAATTCACTGTTGCGTTTGACTACCAATATTGGGAATCAAATACCAGCAGTTAAAATACTAATATGTATATGGTGAGCATGGGGGTTTTCCCCCATGCTTTATCGTATTATCTTTGGCATAAGTGTTATAAATAACTAATATGGCGATTAATATATTTGGATACGAAATAGCTAAAAGTCTTTCGAAAGGGAAAGAGAAGGAAGTTGTTTCGCCTATTCCTAAGGTAGATGATGAAGACGGTTTAAATGTCACTGTAGGTGGAGGATACTTTGGTCAATACGTAGATTTAAGCGAGTCAGGTGCTACTTCAGACCATGATCTTATACGCAAGTATAGAGAAGTAGCTTTGCAGCCAGAATGTGATTTAGCGATTGCAGACATCGTCGATGCTGCCATTGCTTCTTCAGATGATAAGCCTCCCGTTAGTTTAAAGTTTACAGCTTCTCATCCAGAGGAGGTTGAAAAAGCGATTGTAAAAGAATTTAAGAATGTACTGAAACTTTATAAGTTTAACCGTAGAGCCAGTGAGTATTTTCGTAATTGGTATGTGGATGGAAAGTCGTATTTTAATGTGATCGTTAATAGCACCAATCCCCAAAAAGGCATTACAGAAATACGACCAATTGAAGCTACACACATTAATAAAATACGTGAGGTTAAAACCGAAACAGATGAAAAAACAAAAGTTGAGTATGAAAAGGTCGTAGATGAATACTATGTGTATTCTCCCGAAGCTGCAGCTCAAACTTCTGGAAATATTAATGGTGTAAAAATTGCAAATGACGCAATCATTCAAACGAATTCCGGCATAAAAGATTCAGCGAATCTAAGAACACTAGGTCATTTACATAAAGCACTAAAACTTGCCAACCAGCTTCGATACATGGAAGATTCGTTGGTTGTGTACCGCGTATCACGTGCGCCTGAACGAAGAATATTCTATATTGACGTAGGTAACTTACCTAAGGGTAAAGCCGAAGAGTACGTGCAACAAGTCGTATCAAGATATCGTAATAAGCTGGTTTATGATGCCACTACGGGTAACATTACTGATGATAGACGGCATATGTCAATGCTCGAAGATTTTTATCTTCCTCGCCGAGAAGGTGGTCGAGGAACAGAAATTACGACTTTAAGCGGTGGAGAAAATCTTGGTCAAATTGAAGATGTTTTATTCTTTCAGAAAAAACTATATCGTGCACTAAACGTTCCCGTTGCTCGATTAGAACAAGAAACGCAATATACGACCGGTAAATCTAATGAAATCTCTAGAGAAGAAGTTAAGTTCCAGAAGTTTATTGATAGACTAAGAAAAAGGTTCGCATATATGCTTTTAGATGCATTGCGCATCCAGCTTATTCTTAAAGGTGTTATCGTCGAAAAAGACTGGGCTAATATTGAACAATCTATTAACATTGATTTTTTAGAAGATAACTATTTTGCTGAACTTAAAGAATTCGAAATTCTTAGAGAGCGATTAGAGATGGCTCAGATGCTGGAAGATCTTGTTGGCAAATACATCTCAAACGAGTATGTTAGAAAGACGATTCTTCGTCAATCAAGTGATGATATCGCTCGTTTAGATAAAGAAATTGCCGCTGAAAAGGAAGCCTCTGGTGATGAGGATGAGGATGAAGATTTTTAGTATTAAACCAAAAGTGTAAATTACAAAACGTATAAATATAAATAAGATGAGAGAATTGTCAACTGAATTGTTTGCATCAATAGTTAAAGGGGCAGATGAAGAAATAGCTTTTGATAGAGCTATTAAAGAAAAAATGGAAAAAGCTTTAGAAATTCATAAAGTTGGTTTAGCCTCATCTATTTTTAATAATGTTCCTTCAACAGATGAAGAAGTAGGACAATTGGAAAAAGATGGGTATGAAGTACACGAATCAGATGATCTAGAAAATACAACCCCTGATATCACAGAAAAAGCAAAAAATTTCTTAACGAAGGGAGTAACAGAAGTTAAGGAATCTGATGAATTGGAAGAAAGCAAATATGATGAACTTGGTTTAAGTGTTAATCACAACCTTAATATGGCTCAAACCTTTTGGTGGAAACTCAGTAAAGGTTCGCCGAAAAGCCCAAAGAAAACATTCTTGGCAACGTTAACTAAATATATTCAAAAGAATAAAGTTACATATAAGAAAACGCCTCAGCCAAATCCAACGTTTCCCGAAATGTATACGTTGACATTTAAAGATAAGTCAACGTTCCAAGCATGGGTACCTGTAAAAGATAGTAAGGTTAAGGATATTCAAATTGGCAATGCTGATCATCTTGCAATTAACGGTACACGAGGTAATATGTTTCATAAAGTTATTAAAGCAAATGATCTTAAACTCAAATTAAAGGAAGATCAAAGCCCAATTATTGAATCAACTCCAGTTAATGAAGTAGAACTTGAAGAAGCAAGAAATTGGTGGACAGTTACTATTACTAAGAAAGCTGGTAAACTCTTTAAAGGACAAACTGTTGATGTGAAAGCTACGAGCTTGAGCGATGCTATTAAGAAAGGTCTTAAGCAGATGAAAGCTAATCCAGCATTAGTCCCAAGTGATGCTGTAGATGCAGAGTTGGCAGAAAGCAAATTTACTGAAGAACTTGAAGAAGCAACTCTAAAGAAAGTTGAAGGAAGCCCTGCCAATATCCAAAAAGATTTTAAAGATCTTATTACAAAGGCAAAAACCATTAAGGGTGTTACGGATGACGAATATATGAGATGGTATGCCAGTATGGACGAGAAAATCTATCTGAAATGGGACAAGATGGTTAAAGCTATTCCACAGTACAAGAAGGCATATAAGCTTGGTATTGATGGTGCTTCTGGTGTATCACCGTTTCCTAAAGGAACTTTAGCATCAGCTATTTGGTCAAATGAAAAAGCCGCAGGCGAAATGGACGCATAAAACATGAATAACAATACACCAAATATATTATCGAACGTAATACTTAACGACCCTACCAAGGCCGCCGAATCTTTTAAGGCTGCTATTGGTGATAAGCTAAAAGACGCTTTGGACTTACGTAAAGTACGTTTAACATCAGAAATCTATAATAATAGCAAGAGTGCTGATAGAGTACACGAATCTAAAGAAGATTAACAAATGAAATTAATAACGGAACATCTAGAATCGGTACAATATATAACCGAAGCAAACGATAAAGGTGAAAAGAATGTTTTCATCGAAGGCGTTTTCATGCAAGCGGAACAGGAAAACCGCAATAAAAGAATTTACCCTAAAGACGTACTTACAGAAGCTACGAATAAGTACGTTAGGGAACAAGTTAAAACAGGTCGAGCAGTTGGTGAATTAAATCACCCTGAAGGACCAGCAATTAACTTAGATAAAGTTTCACACAGAATTACCGAACTTAATTGGAACGGTAATGACGTTGTTGGAAAGGCACTTATACTTGATACACCAATGGGCAAAATCGTGAAAGGTCTCGTTGAA